CTGGGTGCGCGGTCCATGTCGCGCCGACTTCCCCAGTGTGGGCCGTAAGCAGCGTTGCGTCCGTGTCGGCAAAGCTATCGCTCAAGAACGCCGAGCCGCCCTTGCTGAAGGGATTAGACAGCGGCGGCCTCAATGGCGAGCGCAGCGGCGAATTCAGGACAGCCATCAGTACCCCGCCGTTGCGTCGGAAGCGGTCGTTGCGGCGGTGCGCAGTTTGACCTGTGGCCGGACTACCGCCGCCCGCAACATCATCAGCGCGTATCGCGAAGCAGAGATCACGTCGTCGCGCTCCTTGATAACCTTGCCGTCCTTGCGGTGATACAATCGGCGCTCCTCAAACCAGTGCGCGCACGGCTTGAACACCTTCCACCGGCCGGTCAGCATGCGGTCGTACATGTCCGTCAGGCCCGCCTCGACGCCATTGCCGCCATCAGGCCACGTCGACCGCTCTGGCAGCACCTTCAGGCCCTGGTCCCGGTAGAGCTTGGCAAGTTGGTCGCCACTGCCCTTGTCGTGCTGCAGGCCGTCGTGCGGCCAGGCTACGGGTATCCAGTCGCCCCAGGTCTTGACCGCCGCGGCATGAATGACCGGCGTCGTCTGGCGGGAGCGATAGACCGCCGTGACATAGACAACATCCGCGTCGCGATCCCATGCGATCTTGGCCGCGCCGAACGGGTGGTCGTAGCCGAAATCTATGCCGATGATCTGCGGCCAATGCGCCGGGATGGCGAAAGGCTCAACCGTGATGTCGTCTTCCGATACCGGGAAGATCAGGCCGGAGCCGAGTGTCGGGATACCAAGCGTCCGCGCTTCCCGTTCGTGAGCGGGATAGCTGGCAATGATCTTGGCGCGTTCCTCCGGCGTGAAGTGAAGGCTGTCGTCGATGGTCGCGATGATGACCTTACGGTCAGGATGGTCGGACCTGATGCGTTCTTTGTTTTCCATTCACGATGCGGCTGATCTGGGCTACCGACACGCCGAACTCGTCTGCGAGCCCCTGCATGGTAACGGACCCGCCGACATAGGGCCGTCCGCCACTCGCGTATCGCGCCTTGATTGCCTCTGCCTCCGTGTCCCTCAACTTCGCAGTCCAGTCGCATTGTTCGCCGGACAGATATGTGCCGTGGCGCTTGCGATCCGCCTGATTATCGAGCGGCAGTTTCCAAGCCAGATTGCGATAGTTGTTGTTGGTTCTCACGCCGTCATCGTGCGCAACTTCGTGCCGATCACTTGGCGGAGGTCCAAGGAATGCCATCGCGACCAACCGATGGGCGAGCATGTCCTTTTCGTTCAGGCTGTACCGGAGATAGCCGCGCTGATGAGGCTTCGCCTTCAAGACGTAGCCGGGCGGATACCTCCGCCCTCCTTGCGTCAGGCGGCGAACATCACCGCGTTCCGACACTTCGAAATCTGGAAACCCCACGCACTGGCGCCATTCCATGCTGTCTCATTCTCCATAGAGAAACCGCATGACAACACTACTCATTCCGAGCAATGGTGTAAACGTAAGATACACTATCCCCTTCGTTTCGTTCGTTCTAGTCAGCCCTTCCATGTAGATATCAAGCGGCGGCTCCTCGTCCAGCCACAACACTTCAAGTGCCGTTCCTTGCCACTTCTCGCGGCCGCGTTCGTAGCTCTTGAACTGGAGGTTCGAGTAGCCGCCCGATACATGCCTGACGGCAACGGTATCAATAAGGTCTGGCGTGCCCCTCGCCAAAGAGACCTCGCCAATCGCAGATGCTGGAATGAAGCCAGTGCCCCACTCCTCGCGTCTAGCTGGCGGGCCAAGAAGCTTCTCCTGCACCACGTCTCGCGTGCTTTCGTTCGTCACGCCGGCCGCCCACATGCGGATCGGCTTGTCAAACCGCTTGCCCGTCCACCAGTCCGGGTAAATGCCTGTGAGGTGGATAGCGCCCTCGGCCGCGCCGCACTGCGTCTTTCCGAAGCGATTGGACGCCATCAGAAGTCGCTCACGGTATTCCGCGCCTTCGTGATGAAACTCGACTTGCTTCGGATATGGCTGGTATTGCCGTAGCTTGTTAGTGCGCAGTCTTCGCTGCTTCTCCCGCTCCATCCTGATCAGCAGTGCTGACCATTGCGCGGATGACATCGATGGCAGCATCGAGTGATTGATCATCAAGGTCTTCGATCTTGTTTGTCACATCGGCCGTCATGGTCAGCGGCTTGCCGAATCCGCGATCGATGATCTCCTTGGCCGCGATGATCTTGACCTTCACGTCGTCATCGTCGAGCGCGTCGACCAGCACCTGGAGCGCCTTGTCGGTATGCTCGCGGGCCTTTGCCGCAATCCCCTTGGGGCGCCCGCCGGGGTTGCCCGACTGGCCTTTCTGGAATTTTCGAGCGTTCGGGATCATTCGTCTGCTTTCCGTCTGTTTTCAGAAAGAAACCCATTGACTAACGTTAGCCTAACCGTTAGAGTCTAACAATAGACAACTGGAGATACGGACATGACACTCACAGGCGCCGGAATTAAGAGCTTCGACGTATGGACCTCGGTCAACACTTTCGCCGGCGTTATCGCTTGGCAGCCCAAGAGCGACACCTACTCCGTCTATTTCGACTCCAACTGTGGTCGCGGCAGCGCCCGCAAGTTCCAGAGCGTTGATGCCGCCGTGGAGTTCATCACCGCCCGCCGCATCAAGAAGGGGTGGAGAATCTAATGGCCGTCAAATTCACCCCAGCACCGCAGCCCGCTAGTCGGGATGTTCCTGCGTCTCAGAAGCCGCTGGCGGATCGTTTGGTCGAGGACTTCGGCCATCTGGCGCCGAAAGCATCGAAGAAGATCAACCCGGCGACGGATGACGCTCCCAAGTTCGACAAGACCGCCTATCAGCGCGAGTTGATGCGCCAGAGACGCGCGGCAGATCGCGATGCGGGCCTCGTCAACGTCAAGCTGCGCGGCGATCTCGTCGCCAAGTTCAAGGCTACAGGGCCGGGATGGCAGGCCAGAATGAATGATGTGCTGGCAGCTGCGAAGATCTGAGTATTCGCGGCGACGAGCCATCATTGCGCGAAGCGGTGAGCATCTTCGCTGGGGGACAGACCGGGCAATCCCATGTCACGTCAAATCACCTGACGCGCATATTAGTTTCGGTTGCGGAATGGGTCAAGATGTTTCGGGGGCGTTATGAACAGGATGAATGAAGCAACTCTGCCCGACCATCTGACGTTCGCAATTCGCCTGAGAACTCAACTATGTCCGTGCGGTCGATTGGCCCTGTCGGCCGATACTTTTCCGGGATGCGGGCAAGCTCATCGGGATTCATCTCGCGCCGAACGACTTCGCGCCGCACGAGCGTACCGTTTCGGAAGAATGCTGGCATTGCATCGAAGTCGACGCCGATCTCCGCCAGCATGGCAATCATAGCGTCTCCGTGTTTGCCGTGAAGCTTCTTGGCCGAGAAATGCGACTGCGCGAGCATCTGGATCGCGTTCTTGCGGGCGTCGATCTGGCGCCATAGGATGCACTTGGCAGCGTCATCCGGGCTGACGGCGAAGGCGCGGGCGTCGAACTCGGGGAACTGTCGCTCCACGAAATCAGACAAGCCCTCTGCCATGGCGGTGCGGTAAAACAGGTGTGTCGCCGCTGATGCCGTCCGACTGGCAAGTTTCTGGAACTTGCCGCCATGTGCGACCTCGCTTTCCTGGCCGTGCTGGAACAGGATCAGCGAAATCTCGTCGGACTGCGTGTAGCCGACTGCCGCGCCAAACCTCATGACCAGCCCGCGCATGGTAGCGATCATCGCGGCCGACATGCGGGCGTCAAAGGGGCGATCCATGCCTCTGGTAAATTTGGAAAAGCGGTTGCCGTCGATGCGAATATACGCTGCTTCACCCGCGCCTGGACGACGATTAGTCTCACCGCGCTCGATAGCCTTTAGGTAATCGCCAAGGGTTTCAGTCACGCCACCATCCTCACTGCATCATGCGGAACACTGATCGTCTCCGCCCCTTCCAGCCTGTCCACAATCGCCTTGAGTTCCGAGTTCTCCCAGCCGATGATAATGGCCTCCCTGCCCGCGTGCTTGCCCCACAGGAGCCTTACGCGGTCTTGGGCATGATATCGCCGCTTTGCCGCCGCAAGGGCCTTGGCGACCTCCTTTGCGCT